CCTCATGAACGGCTTGCGCCTCGTGCTCTTCGGCGTGAACTCTGACGCCGGGTTCGGACACGAGCCGCGGCGGCCGCTCGCGTTCTTCACGGGCGGGGCGACTGCCTCGCCGCTGGAACTCCTCCCTGATGTACCCCTACCAGCAGGGGCGGCACCCGTCCGTGAACCAGAGGAGGCGTCAGCGTGAAATTATCAGATCTTAATCCTGAATTCATTCGCTACACAGGGGAACGGACATTTTATGTCGGCGACCCGCCGAATGTTCAGTTTGCCGAAGCAGATGGCATCATGTTCCTTTGCCCAACGTGTTTCGAGAAAAACGGCGGCCCTAGCGGGACTCATCGCGTGATCTGCAACCGCCCTCGCGTGCCGCAGAGCGAGTACCGCGCGGGGCCTGGGCGCTGGGAGTTCGATGGCACAGGATTCGACGACCTGACGCTGGTGGCAGGGTCCTCATCGATAGCCCTACAGGGCGGCTGCGGCGCGCACTTCTTCGTCCGCGGCGGGGAGATCATCCAGGCATGACCGCGTTCCTGCTCATCATCACGTTCTTCTGGATCGCCTTCAACGTCGCGGCATCCTACGCGCCGCTGATCCTCGCCGAGCGCATCAGCCCTGGGCGCCTGCCCGCGGAGCTGCTCAAACGTCGGGAGGCGCGGCGCGTCCGGTTCTACGTCGGAAACAATCATTCGAGCTACGGGTTCTCCGCTTGGGCGCCGCCGCTCTGGACCGTGGTGGTGTTCGACCGTGGATTCTTCCAGCGCGCGTCACCGGAGCTCGTGCGGTTCGTCGTTGCCCACGAACTGGGACATGCCGCGGCCAGCCATCACGTGTGGCGGTGGTTCGCGGTGGTCTCGGGCGCCGTCCTGCTGCCGGTGACGCGGCGCTGGCTGGCGCGGCAGGAGGAAACAGCGGACAACTACGCAACGCTGCTCACGGGTTTCAAGAAGGGCTTTTTCGATCAACTGAAGTGAACAACACTCCACGAAAGGAGAACTCGCCATGACGAGCGAGAAGAAACCAAATATTTCCGTCCTGATGATGACGATGGCACCGAATCCGTTCCTGGAAGAACTCACCGCGTTCGCGATCAAGATGCACCGCATCCAGGCCGCGGACAAAGGCTACGAGTTGATCGTGATCGAGACCGGGAGCGACCGCTTCGACCCGGCCGGCCCGCTGGTTGGGCTGCAGATCGACAAGTACATCCGCTTCCCGAAGCCCATCGGCGGGGTGAAGGAGGCGAACTCTGGGATCGACGCCGCCTCGGGGGACTTCATCCTCTTCACGGGAACGGACATCATCCCGTCGTCGGGATGGGATGCGGAGCTGCTGCGCCTCTTCGCTGATCGTAAGGATTGCGGCGCCGCCTCCCTATCGGCGTTCGAACCGAACGCGACGATCGGCCCGGCCGGCCCCGTTGATCTCGTCGTCGAGGGGATGTTCTCGCCCTTCACGATGTTCCGGCGCGGCGAGCGGTACGACGAGGCGTACCTGCGCGTCTACCAGGACTCGGACCTGATCCTGCGGCTGTACGAGCGCGGGCTTCGTGCCTATCGTTCCTGCCGCAAGCACGTCTGGCACCTCGGGAGCGTGACGAACAACAGCGCGGGGTCGGCGCACGCGGAAATGCACGCGAAGGCCCTGGCGCATGACGAACGGCTTTTCTATCAGCGGTGGGGCAACTCGCCGCTGGCGATGTTCGCGATGATGCGCGGTGGCGCGCAGATTTACGGGCGGGAGCATGAGGCGCTGCTAGCGAAGATCAACCTGCATTACGATCCGAACGCGCCGGATGAACCGACCGAATACCACGACAACGTGGCGTCGCCCGAGACCGGCAGCCACGCGATGGCTTGCGGGGGTTAATCATGACCATACGCAAACTGGATCTTTCAAACCCAGATGATGCCGCACTTGCCGCAGATCATGCGATTCAGGTAGCCGCTGGGCGCGCGATCCAACTACACGCGCAGCCGGCTGGTGGGTTCGCCAAATATCCGCGCCCCGTCCGGGACGTTCATCAAATAGAGCTGACGACTCGATGCAATTTACGCTGCACGTACTGTCCGCATTTTCCGGAGCTCCCGCGCGCGAAGGTGGACATGGACTGGGACACGTTCGAGGCGTCCCTCGACCTCGTCCGGTTCTTCGTTCGGCAGGGAACGCAGACGGAGCTCAGCTTGACCGGGATCGGCGAGTCGATGCTCCATCCGCGGTTCGTGGAGATGGTCGCCGCGGCGCGCGCCACGATAGGGCCGCAGCGCCCGCTGGTCCTGACGACGAACGGCCTGCTGTTGGACGACGCGATGTGCGAGGCGCTGAAGCCCTACCACCCAGCGATCTTCGTCAGCCTCCACCGCCCGGAAAAAGCGGCGCTTGCGATCGTCGCTGCGCGGAAGGCCGGGCTACTCGCCGGGCGAAACACGGCATTTGCAGATTCGGCGTTCAACTGGGCCGGGTATCAGGAGAACTGGACGCCGATGGTTTCGGCACCGCGCATCCCGTGTGAGTTCCTGCGCTCCGGCTGGTGCGTGGTGCTGGTGGACGGGCGCGTGGCGACGTGCTGCCTGGACGCGGACGGCTCGAGCGTGATCGGGCACGTGCTGGACGACCCGGAGAAGCTGATGCTCAAGCCGTGGGGAACAGAGAAGAAGGGCTGCTCGGCCTGCCACATGGAGGTGCCGTGATTCCAGACCTCACCAGAATTTACATGCCGGCGCTGGATTTCGTGCGGGCGTTGAACGAACGGCTGGCGATCATCAAATTCCTCTGCCGCTGGTTCTTCGGGCGCTATGCGTACCGAGAATTCTTGTTCATTGTGAAGATCATTGAGGAACAAGGACACGGCGCGTTCCGCGAATACGGCTGCGAGAAATGCGAGTATCAGGATGACCCCATGCCTCTGATCTGGTGGCGAAAGAAGGAAGAGACGCCATGAACAAACGGAAGAAGCGGATCGGAGGCGGCTCCACGAGGACCAGCGTCCCGAAGATCAGCATCGTCACGTGGCTCGGGATCGTCCAGGACTTGATCGGCAAGCACAGCACGCCGGTTCAGACGCGCGGACCGTACAAGGGACACGCCTCCACCGATTCGGTCGCCTGGGTGGCCGAACTTGCGGGCCTGTGCGCCGCCCACATCCGCCGGTGCAACAGGGGCAAGCCGTACGACGAGAACATGGCGCTCGCCGCGATGATGGGCCTGATCCTTTCGGCCTGGTACGCGCAGGTCCATCGGGCGAAGGGCATGGATCCGAACCGGCCGCTCTCGCGCCGGCGGATCTTCCCGCGCCTCGCGAGCTGGCGTGCCGCCCTGGCGGTCGCGACGACCGACGACCGGATCATGGGCGCGATCTGGGGACGTGGGCAGGCGTGGAACTTCCCGTTCGGCCGCGGCGCGAAGGGAGGGAAGTTCGTGTGAGCGAAGCTGAGACGCGCCATTGCCCGTCCTGCGGCGCTCCGAGTGCGCTGGAGGAAGTCGGTTCGGCCTCCGGGCGCGGGCATTTCAACTGCCCGAAGTGCGGGCGCTGGCGGGAGAAGAACCCGGCCGCCGTCGCTCTCGGGTCGTTGGGCGGGCAGGCCAGGATGGACGGGATGACTCAGGCGCAGCGCACCAAGCTCGCCACGGAAGCAGCCGAGAAGCGCTGGCGCGACGAGAAGCTGAAGCGCAATCTGCCCCCGATCCGGGGCCGCTGAAACCCTTGATTCCTGCAATGCCAAGCGCCTGGCGGTAGCGGTTTAGACGTCAATGGCCCTAAATTTGGGCCTGCGATGCCATATTCCGCCGAAAAGTACCAGCCTACCTGGAAAGGCGAACCCGCCGAAGCTCGCGCCAAAGCCGGTCAGCTTTACCGTCTGGATTTTGCATCCGGGAAGTCCTATATCGGAGTCACAAAAAAAACCGCGCAGGAAAGGTACGCGAGCCACGCCAAGGCCACGAAAGAAGGATTGAATTGTGCTGTAAATCGCGCATGGAGGAAATACGGCGCCCCTTCTCTTGTTTTGTTGGCGATCATCGAAAGGCAAGATCTGCTAGCTGCCGAACAACGCGCTGTGCGCGTATTTGGTACCTACGGCAAACACGGCTACAACATGACCCCTGGCGGTGATTTCAATCCGTCGACTCTTTCGTCGGTACGAGAAAAAATCTCTTCCACGAAAAGAGGGTGCCTCAACCCGATGTACGGAAAACCGATTTCAGAACAGCATCGCGCGGCCCTGAAGATGGGTCAGGCGAGAATCAATTCTCCTGAATTTGTCGAGCGCAGGATCGCGCCATTAAGGGGCCGGCATCATTCTGAAGAGTGGCGCAAACGCATCGCTGATGGTTTACGCGGCAAGAAAAAAACCGATCAACACAAGGAAAAGATGAGGATGTCGCTTGCGATCGCGACCGCTGTACGTTGGAACTGGGCCTTCTCTCGTCTCCCACATTCTCATCCCGTGATAAATGGACAAATCAGCTCATAGCAACGCCATTCGGGGTGTTGAAATTTTCCGTGCCGGAATCCATAACGGGGATTCATACACGGAACAAGACATCAATGATATGGTGTCTGCGTTCAATGAATTAGACTTCCGTCCGGCGCTGAAAGTTGGACACACAAAAGACCAGCCAGGCGCTCCGGCTTATGGCTGGGTTAAAAATCTGAAACGAGTTGGCGATAAGCTGGTGGCGGATTTTGAAGACATGCACGACTCTGTCGTGGATGCCATCCGCAAAAGAACCTACCCGAATGTTTCAGCGGAAATATACTTCAACCTCAAACGTGGGGGCAAGAGCTTCCGGCGCGCGCTGAAAGCCGTGGCCCTGCTCGGCGCCGACGTTCCGGCCGTGGCTGGGCTGACGCCGCTCCACAAGATGGAGTTCGCGGCCGACGGGTTCGACTCCGTTGCCGCCTGCGAGCAGACGTTGGACATCCAGAAGCAGGCCATCATCGACTCGCTCACGGAGCGGGTTGCTGCGCTGACCGAAGCTGCGGAGACCGCCGCGCTGGAGCGCGAGGTCGAAGGGTTGGAAGATCAGGTCGCCGAGTTTGGTGAGGGGAAGTGGATAACAGTGAATGGTCGGCATGTATTTTTGAAGAAGGGGCAATCAATCGAGGACGCAGTAAAAGCTGGGAAAACAAGTTTGAGAGAACCCCCTTCGCTACCTGGCTCTACACCTTTGTCTAAAGAGGAATTAGGTCAGGAAGTAGAAAGATTGAATCGGGTTTTGGAAAGGGAACGAGATGCTGGTTTTCCACGCAGTCGGCTTGAACAAACCAAAAAGCAGTTAGCTAAGGCAATTGAACGGCTCAATTCAACAAAGCAGAAGGAGTACGACGCCATGACGATCAAGGAACTCCAAGAGAAGAAGGCCGCCCTCCAAGCGCAGCTCGACGAGATGAAGAAGAAGGGCGGCGACGAGGATAAGGCGAAGATCGCCAAGTTCGAGCAGGACATCGCCGAGTTCGGCACGCAGATCGCGTCGCTCCAGGAGGCCGCGGCCACCAACGAGGAGAACCAGCGGCTGCGCGCGCAGGTCTCGCTCCTGATGGAGAAGGACCGCGCCCGCGAGGTCACCGAGCGCGTCGCCAAGTGCAAGGTCATCGCCTTCCGCGAGGACCTTGAGGCGATCTACACCCACGCCCTGGCTTCGCCCGCCGTCAAGG